TCTGGCAATAGATGCGGTCGCAGAAGATATCAGAGATGACCCAAAGGAGCTAAACCCTAGTGTGGTTCTTGCTGACGTAGCAGTGGTATCATCTAATAGTGTTTTCATGTAAGGGGATACTTGGAAATCATATATTAACTTTTGACCTGTCAGTATAGGTCTCCAATATGTTTCCGCTACATCGGTAATGGGGTTTTGATTTACATGAGTAACAAGACACTTGTAAATCGTACCGTTTGTACCAAGCACCCAACTCTTAGTTGCAATGTACTCTGTTTCAGGATCCCAAACAAAACCACCATGTTGGTTGGCATGTGCTAGAAGAGAATCGTGTTTGTTGTTTATGAAGTTTTCGATTTGATGGGGAGGAGCTTCTACAACCCAACCTGTTGCAATCTTACTATCATCAGGAACAGTAATTACACCAGACGATGCCCATATTTGATTAATAGTACGTCCTGATGGTTTATTTATTTCTGCCACATCATATCTCCACAGAGAAATTCAAAATAACATCTGAATTATTCGTAATACCTGTCACTCTAATTTGACCTGTTGTTTTTACAGTTATTTTGAATGGACTGTAAGTAGAACCGTTATAAAAAGTCCCAGACACAATCTTATCCACTAATAGTGGTCGATACCCAACAGGTAATGTAGCCACGTCAATATTACCCGATGTAGCTCCTGCTGCAATATTTCCATAAACATGTAAAATACCAGACTGTACTGTCGCTTGTGTAATACCTGTCAAATTAGTCCAAGAATTAATTAAAGTCAGTGTGGTGGTCGGTTTAGAATAGACAGAACCTTCAACAACCAAATCCCAATAAGTATTACTAGTATCTGTAGTGGGATTCTGATTTACGTGTGTAGTTTTACATCTGTACACATTACCCGAGACAGTGTTTACATAACTGTTAGCTGCGATGTATTCTGTTGTAGCATCCCAGATTGGGATACCTTTTTGATTATAATGTGCAATAGCTGCACCATGCTTATTAAATAGCCAGTTGAAATCTTGGAATGTCGGTATCTCCACAACAAAACCTTGATCAATCTTTAAATCTGTCGGGGTTCTTTTACCACCAACTCTAGCCCACACTTTCTCTAAAAAAGAGGGTTTTGTAATATCTGCCATTATTTACACCAAGTCTAAGTAGCTAGCTAAATAACCACCATCAATTGTTGAAGAGGGTTGAGTTCCGCCGAAATCAAAACCCCAATCGTAACCAAATCCAGATTCTGCATCAGCATCGGCAAAACCTTTAGCGTTAGGAATCCCCTGAAATGCGAAAAATTGCTCGTTTTTAAAATAAGCGTACTCTATACCTACACCAATTGTCTTAGGGATGAGACGCGAGGGGTAACCTAATTCATAAGAAACAAAAGACAAAAGATTTATCTCTAACGAACTCAATGCCCTCCCAAAAAAGATGGTAGCGGATGCAGTCCCCTCTTTTAAGTAAATAGGAGTCTCACCGAAAAGGAAACTGAGAAAACTTATTAACTCCTCTGGAGTAGAGGCAGTTCTATTTTTTAATATCTTTGATTTAATAAACAATCTGTAAGTGTTATCATCTAATGTGAAGTTACCACCTTTAGGGTTACCTTCAGAGTAGAATACTCCTCCTACCGAAGGATCATTTATATCTCCGTATGTCTCTCCGTTCGGATACCCAAGAAAGGCAAAATACCTGTAAACATCTAAAGATATTAACTCACGTGGTTGACCAACAATTCTTCCGATGATGTCCAACTGTTCACCGTAAGCTTCATCAATGCTTCTTTGCTGTAATAAATCCTTGAATACCTTCTGCACATCCTCCATGCTTGCAAAAATTAACTGCAAGTATTTATCGAATACGAGTTTATCTTCAAATTGATATGTTTTTCTTTCTCTTGCTTCAGATAAGAAATTTCTTTCAGGAAAAGGAACTATCATATTATCAACTCTTAATTACAATATTGATGCTTTGAAAGGAGGAGATTTGATTAAATGCTACTGTAATATTGCTAACCCCCACAGGAGATGGGCTGGTTCCAATAGCTAAACTATTGACTTGGTGACCAATGATGCTATTAATCGGTGTGTATAGGCGTGAGTAAACAACATCATCCCCTACTGAAAATTCTTCTTTAGCATACTGAATGATTGCAGATCTAATCTGATCTTCGCCATCAGCAGGGAATAATTCGCTTGTAGTTAAATCAATCGTAACATACACAGTAACAGGGGTAGGTCTTTCAAAGAAAATGGTTCTAGGAAACCCTTGACTATCAACAATATCGGCACTTGCGTTAAGACCTACAGATGCAGATATACCATACGGTTTATTTTTCCATATAGTTTCGGCAATCTTTTGCTCCTCACCTCCAAGAATTACTACCATGTAGCTGTGTGGAGTTAATCCATTAGCATCTGTAAATTCTGTATCATTTTCATACACAGCTAAACTATCCACTCCCTCAAGGTTGAGTAGTGCAGAATATAAACTGTCAAGTAGATTACTGGATCGTTCAAACTTTGTATTTCTAAATTTCAGTCTCAATTCTTCATCTGTTTCAACATCCCTACCTCCCGTAGAGGGGTTAGGATTAGTTACACTATCCCATCCTAATACTGGTGTCTTAATGACATTTAAACTATTAGACTCGGCACTCACCACACCAACCTTCTGTGACACCATTGTTGATGACTTGGTTACTTTGGTAAGTGTGAACTTTGGGTCAAATGTTATGTTAGATTTTTGAGAAAGATCTACTTTAGTGATAGTTAAAGTTGATCCTATAATGTTTGCTATTAACAAAGGATGAGATGAATCTACTATAGCTTTTATTGCAGCTTGAATACTTGCCACAGTAGCCCCTGCAACAGAGGTGTAAGATACAGAGTTTGTAGTTACGCTATTTAGTGAGTATGTGAAAGAATAAACAGAAGATTCGCTGACTGTGTTTATTTCTAAATCCCACCCAATTACAGAGGTTGTATCCAAGATAATAGGGGTTAGTGTCTCAAAAGTGAAAGGGCTTACATTACTACCAACAACTGATCCAAGAGGGATAGTTGTACCATAATCCCCTTTGAATACTCCTACAGTCAGTGCCGCACTTGCTTTGTTTCTACTAATGCCTCCGTATTGCACTAAATTGTCCAGTGCAACATCTGTTGCTGTGTTAGGATCAAATGCTGAGTAAAGAAGTTGGGCTTGCTCCCATAGGGCTGCTGACGCTGGAGAGAACAGGTTTATGAATCGACCAATCGTAGAGCTATCTGATGTATCTACAATGTCATTTACCCCAACCAAATCTTGAAAAATAGATGCAGCTAAAGTTCTTTGCTCTTCAAGTACATCGGGAAGCCTTTTTAAATCAAAGCCTGTTGCGGATAAACCTTTAGGCATTCCTCTTCTCCGTTAAGTATTTATGGAAATTGTTATGATTGGTGAAATTAAAGATTTATCGTTTTTGGCTCTGAACCTTAATTCATAAGTATTTTTTGAAAATGTTGAGTTGAAATCTAAAATTTCAGTAACACCATCCTCCAGATATATAATTTGTTGGAAAATGTTATCAATTTCTTGCTTTCTGATTTTCTTACCTAATATCCTTTGAAAGTAAGGTACGCCGTAGCTTGTATTGAAATCATACTCACCTTGAAATGTTTTTAATCTTATTTGCAATCGTTGTGCAACTACATCAAAATCAGATGTGGTTACTGGACATTCTCCATTAATGAAGAGAACATCCCCGTCATCCCCTAGTTTTACATCCATTAGTTGGGTGCCTCGCTTGTAATTGTAGCTCCGCCAGTCTGAACACCTATAACTTTATGCTCGTGACTAATCACACTTACTCCACCGGAAGAAACATCACCAGATGCTGTAATAGATCCAGTTTGTGTGGTGTTACCTGTGTGTACTATGTTACCTGTCCAATTTGTAGTGGTAGCGTCTATATTCAATTCTGGGGTTTTTATTGACACAGAGTCTTGTGCATTTACTTCAGCATTGTGGCAATTGATAATTACCTTTCCATCAGACTTCAGCCTTATCTCTACTTCAGATGGTTCACCAATATTATGGGCAACAACCAAATCTTTTGTATTATGAGGGTGAGTTCTTTTATTTGGATTGTTGATTGCATTCTTTCTTGGGAATAACCCTATTAGGGCTACACAGTCTTTTTGATCGTACTTGGCATGGTTATTTGGTGTAGATGGCCTACCATCCCCTTCCATAAACATCTCCATTGCCCTCATAGAGAACATCAACCAAACAGTGTCCCCTGCATCTATAGGCATTGTTATGGCCGACGTAGAGGTGGCTGGCATGATCACAGGGACATTTAATATAGTAGGCCTAGGGGAACTATCCCCTCCTTGAAAGAGCTTGTTTAAGCTTGGTTGTACATTGATACGCTGTTCCTTGAAGTCATCTATTACAGACACTACAACAGCAGGCATCATAGTATAGATGTCATTCATCTCTTTCCAGAAGCTTGAGCTTAGCATCTTTTCCCAATACGTATCAACAGCCATCACAGTTTACCTTATTTATTTTTAACAACCTTCTCAATTGCACTACAACTTACTTCCTGAAGCCAATCACCATTTCTCCAACTGCCAGAGTACCTAATGGAGTCAACCTTATACCAACCAGTTATCTCTGTATCCTCCAGCTTAATAATCTCGCCAGCACTGACATTGGGATTAATTAACATGGAGAACTGAACTGATTGTTTCTTAACTGGATCTTGGGGTGCTCTATCAGCTTCACCAGACACATAATAAGGTATTTCAATTAAACCGGAAGAAGGACTTATAACGTAAGCTGTGTTGAAGTTTTCAGTGGATGCCCTGTCTTTATTATTTACATAAAGGGTATCACCATCTAATCGCCATTCTAGGTTATAAGTCTTACTTAGACGATCCAGTTCAGATCTCAAGGAACCTGACAGAGAGTAACCATTAATGAGTACACTATTGAGGTTACTTCCGTTATAAACACCACGAGAGATATTAGGAAAAGATTTTTTCAATTCTTCCACAACATCTTTAACTGTCTTACCAGCAGGGACTAATTTCTGAAGAGTGGAGTGATTAAGTTCAGTATACCCTGCACCCATTACTAACTGAGTGACCCTTTCTGTCCCCTGTTTACGTGTGGAAACATTAACAACTTGCCCAGCGAACAAGGTAGCCATATTCCCCAACGACTCATAACCAACTTCAAACACTGCTGCTGGGTAGTCTGTTTGGAGAATCTTTAAACTTTGGTTTGATAGATTGGTAACTTCAATAGATGCTGAGTTGGAATTGTTAGTGTTGTCTGAAGACTTACTGATATCAAAACTAACTTGTAACCCCTCTATTAGCAAACCATTTCCGGTCTTATAATCCCCTATCGTCAGTTTGTACTTTCTATTCCGTTGTGTCGAAGCCATATACGTAACTCAAGGTGTAGTATCTATCTATTTTATCAGGGTAGAGTTTATAGTATTCCACATCTACAGAAGTACCTTTAGGGAGAAGAACAAAACCCCCTGTAAGGTTTTTTATAATGTAATCTCTACCTATCGGATAATTAGGGACTAACCCTAATCCTGTTTTAATTGGTTCACTGTCCTGATCATAGATACTAAGGGTGTATAGTTTCATTGTTTCGTTATAGGTGAATAATAACTTATAAGAGTCACCTTCAAGATTTACAAAATAACTGTAAACAGGGTTGGAGTACAAAGGTAAACTTACTTCTAACATTACTCTGTTTTTCCTGTCATCAGTGTATAAAAATCAGTAACCCTAGGGGGTGGAGGCTCTGATGGTGTACTGTCAACCTTACCCTTAGGATCTTCGTTTGATGCTTTATTGTTTAGATTCTCTGCAACAAGAGCGCTAGAAACAGATTGGGGCACTTGTGTTTTCTTACTTATCGCAAAAGACACTTGTTCTAGTGTAATGTCGCACTCTAAGCATTCACCAGTATCGGAATCTTCTTTAATCACAAAAGATGTCATGACAAGATTTTCAATAGGTCTTTTACGAAGATTTCCGTTGTCATATTCAAATAATTTTATAAGTTCAACGCGATCTGTAAACAGTGAGATTAATAAATCTTTTATTTGATCTATTGTATCGACATTCTGTGATGCAAGGATTATATCTGGATTCTTTGGTTTAAAGAATTGTCCAGCGCTGGAGGGTAATAATTTGTAGAATTTATTATCACTACCAGAAATCTTTACAGCTTCTTTTACTGTGCGTGAATTGGTTGGAGTATTACCATCATAATCTACAATCTGTATTTGTCTTGCAGAAATATCTACAGCACTCT